CCAAATACGATGACGGCTCTTTCAAATGTGTGGTCAACGGGCGGACCAACAACTTACTGTTATACTAATCTTGCATCACCTAAACCATTCGACCCTCATCTTCACAACGGCTATACCGGGGCGACTGATGGATTCGGTTATCTCTACGCATCTGCGTCGATATTCCCAGACCAGTATGATTTGACTAGCAGACGTGGCGGTGGACCGAGAGGCGGTTTCGCATTTACAACCGGACCGACCGAGGGTAATTATCCAACATCTGTTCTACCAAGTCCAACATTTAACTTAGGTAAACTCGGTTATAGTAATGGTGGGTGGAATCCAGAGGGGCTACAATGGATGAATAGACCAAGACAATTCCAACTAGGCAACCTAAGAAACAACTGGCCTCACAAGGTTTATTTTGTTAGGTCGAGACAAGTATTAGGTCGAACAATATACGGACAGATAGCAGAGGATGACGCAACACCAAAGACACCTATTGTAATGGTCAATGGTAGTAGAGCCTTACATGGTGTGAAAACAATTTCGTCAAAGGACGATTTGAATACACCAAGACAAATCTCAATCAGCATATCGTCTGTTGCGGGTCGAAGGAGCGGCGTAGCAGAGATAGGAGAAACGATTCAAGTTTATCTGGCCCCTAGAATGTGGTCAAACCCACCATTGATATTCACTGGATATGTTGCAGGGATTGAAGAAACATCTGACAGTATTCGATTAACTTGTCTCGACGCATTGGGTTTCTTGACGAATGAATACATCACCGAAGAACCCGCTCACGCCAATGGAAATATTGCTACCATGATTAAATCAATAGTGGCTAACTCATCTTACAATCCACCTATCGCTCGCATCATCTCTGACTTAGCATTCACGTTACCAACTGGCTTGAAGTTCAAGGGCAAAACAAGATTAGCGGCAATACAATCTTTGTTGAGTTATGTCAATTCTGCACCAGTGCAATATCAAATCTACGCAGACGCTTACGGTTATATCCATGTAGCCCAAAAAAAGGAATTACACGATTCTACATTGACACCTTACACAGCAGGTCGGGTTCCAAAGACGTTGGTCCCTCTCGACTTTTACCCGACGATGATTGAGAGAATTACAAATGATGATGACTTCTTCAACAAAGTCACTGTTGAAAATGAATCTCTAGGAATAACTGCGACTGTTTCATTATCATCCGAAAGACCCGTTCATCGGTATATCAAAGATGACAGTGTATCAACCGTTCCTCATGCTGAAACTCTTGCCCGCCAGATATTGATGAGGCAAGGAATTGCGTATAGTCAATGGATAGTTGAGGGCTTGCCAGAGCGATTTGATATGAGAGTGGGAGACATAATGGACTTCGCTTCTATTGATGGCGGACTAGCAGGTCGACAAGAAATATTCTCAGTCAATTGGCAGTTTTCAACATCTGATTCTAACATGACATTGACAATCGGAAAACAACCATCAGATATAGCCGCAACCATGAGAATGGCCGCCGGGATAAGTGTTCAGTAGGTCTTGGTCTGGTGTATTCATAGAGGTCGCCGCACCAGTCGTTCTCTGTATTGCGGGTAGTGTATTTACCTATAAAGGTTTGCATGTATATAGTGTAATCATACTATGTGGAACAAAAGGGGTCATCATTAGAACCATTTCCCCGTAGGGGGAAATGTTTCTACAAGAATTAATACATTTCCAATACCCCTTACAGGCACACATATACAAGGGTAGTGTATGTATAACATCACTAGGACCTTACTAATGATTAAATCCCTATATGCAAAAGGTTATATAGGCACACCCTCACCGCTAAACATGAGCAACCGAATAACGCAACTAACAGAACAAATCATGGCCCTACCAGACAGACCGACTTTGGAAGAAGGAGCATGTCATATGCAAAGGTATGGAACCACTTCGGTTCGTGTATGGTCTTACAGAGTTCGACCATTGACAGGGGCGGGAATCCCACGCAACTTAATCACAACTAGAACATCATACCTTAGAGTCAATCAAGGTCGTAGTCGCTTCCCCGACACTGTTTACGACTTTGAAGTTGAAGTGCCTCACAACACATCATCAGACGGACGAGAATGCGTATGTGGCTGTAATGAATTGACAAACGAGTTATTCTCTGAATTACAACAAGAGGGCTTCAATGTGTATTGGGGCGGCAGAACCCACTGGTTAGACCGTTGAATTAATAATGGTGGGGGACGAATCACAAATTGCCTCGAAGGTTATACCTCTAGTCAATGTCCGTTCCTAGTGTTGCTCAAACATTGGATATTGGCAACAAGACGAGGGGGTGTGGGTGCTCCGAGGTGAGTTTTATTCGCTCTACATAACACCCCGCCCCTTCGCAACTCTTACAACTCTCATTATATTGGTGGGGTGCATGTGATGTATCATGTCGGTAGTTAGAATCAATATTCCAACTAAGGCGAAACTGCCTAATCTTTGGGATGAGATACAACCCGACTTCCCAATGCCTTCACCACGAAAGTTTCAGAATGAAGCGTTATCAGTTATCTATCACGCATTGAAGAAAGACAACTTCGACAACATAGTCATTCAAGCACCTACTGGAATAGGGAAATCAGCCATAGCCATGACCGTTCAATCACAGTTTCAGTCTGCTTACTTGTTAACGCCGAGCCTCGGCCTCGCAACCCAGTATCTTGCCGACTACGGTCATGTCGTGAAAGAAGTGAGGGGTCGCTCCAATTTTCCTTGTTGGGTAAAAAGTGGGACTGCTGATGGTGCTCCTTGTTGGACGAAGAGAGGCGGCTCCTGTCCACACTCGAAAGAGGCCGACCCCTGTCCTTACTACGAGCAAAAGTTTGCCGCCGCCGATGCACGAATAACCCTGTCAAATCCGGCTTATCTATTTAGGGTCGTTCAAGGAGACTCTAGGTTTGAACAAAGAGACTTTGCTATTATTGATGAGGCGCATAGAATGGAATCATTTCTTCTTGACCTTCTTGGAACTAGATTATCTGAGAANGATTGGCAAAAGGTTCATGGTCCAAAATGGAACTTCCCTATGCACTATCACCCAGTTGACTGGACTGATGATGTGAAAGACTTCGTAAAGTCTTGTGAATTACATCTCAAAGCCGCAGAAGATGAAGAAGATGACCCTAAGATAAAGGCGTTCCGTAGTATATTAGAGAAAGGAACAACAATTCTGACACTTCTCCAACAACCTGATAATGTGGTTGTCAAAATGGATAAGACAAGATTCGGTAGGTTTGTTGAGTTTAAGCCAGTGCGGGTCCGTGATTATGCAGTCGATATGTTAGACTCGGTTGCGAGAAAAAGAATATTCCTATCCGCTACTATACTTGACGTTGATACTTACCTTCATTCAATGGGACTTGAGGACCAAAAGACTCTGTATATCAACATAACAGAAAGTCCATTCCCCAAAGACTGTTTCAATATTCATTATTCCCCAGTTGGTTCTATGTCATATTCAAAGAGAGATGCGACTATTCCAAAACAAGTCAAAGCGATAATCGCAATAATGGAAAAATACCCGAACAAACGTGGTGTCGTTTTGCCTCATACACATTACATAAGGAAAGCCTTAGTTGAAGGTTTGAGAGACGCAGGTTATGGAGATAGAGTTGTGACTCATGATTCAGATGCGGGCGGTCGAGATTCAGCCATTGATTATTTCATGACAAGTAAAAAAGACAACCTAGTTTTAATCTCAACGTATGTAAATGAGGGGTTCGACTTCAAAGGTAGACTAGCCGAATGGTTAGTATTGTGTAAAGTCCCCTATTTACCCGTCATGGACCCTGTTATATCGACTCGACTGCTAGAGGACGAACATGCATGGCGTAGACAATACGAAGGCACTGAGGACTGTCCATACGAGCCACCTACAAAGTATAGCAATGGTATGTGCGGTTCATTTGGTTGCCCTGCTCCTTGTAAGAAATGGTATAACCTTCAAACAGCCTTGACTATTGTTCAAGGAGCGGGCAGAATTGTCCGTTCGTCAAAAGACAAGGGGCAAATATTCATCTTGGATTCATCTTGGGCTAGGTTTCAAAGGATGAATGCCGGTATGCTCCCTGCTTGGTTCAGAAACAACATCGGACCGATGCCCGCATGGTTAAGGAGACACGTAGGATGAATAGCAAGAAGATGATATTTGAAAAACGCAATCCGCTTTTCAGAAAGGAATTAAAAAGTAAGAAATCAATAATGTGCTTTGTGATGCACGAAAACGGAGAGCCGTTATACAAAAGTGCTGAGGCTATTTGGAATAAAGTCAATAATCAATATCAAAAACATGGCTATGTCAAGAATAAAGCATGGCGAGATTGGATAGGCTTTCGAGAGTTATTTTGGGACAGGCTTGTTGTCTCTCACAAAGAATGGATAAAGACACGCGAGGATATTCAAAGTTATGCCACTATAAGCAAAAGGGCATCTATTATAATGGGGGACGAAGAAGAATGACTAGATACTTAATGAATAGAACAATACCGAACAAAGTGCTTGCTCCTTCGACTGAATCTCAACCTGCGCGTGAATGTGAAGTCGTCGGGTTGTTCACCCTGCCCGAATGTCCTAACTGTAAAAGAAAGGGGCCTG